TTGATGCGATCTGTCACTATTGCGAAAGTAACAATCTTGAGATAGAATCAGTAACGAAACTCATTTCCAAATCACTCAAGGAAAGACTAAAGTGGGATGCAACCCGTCTCAACTTTATGAAAAAAACAACTCGTGCTAGACTACCTTTATAATGCAAGTATCAAAATCTGAATTAATTCATCACCGATTACAGGCAATGCTTCGAGAACACTCATTTAGTGATCTCAAGTATATCGGTATTAAACCAGATAGTGTTGGTATTGATCAACACTGGTATATGATAGGTGAACATGAAGTGCCTGTCGATGCAATTACAGAATTAGAAAGTGAAGAAACTGACGATGAAAGTGACACCCTTTGAAACCTATCAGACATATCTTTCCATAAAGAATCATTTCTCTAGTCCGAGATATGATTACTTTAAGTATGGTGGAAGATCAAGAGCAAAGATCACTGCCTTTAATAAAAGGAAAGATAAGTATTGGTTTGAAAAGACATCAAGAAAATATGCCGACAAAAACATTGTTGATTTTCTTGTGTCTAATTTTGTGACTGCGAATAATCCATCAAGTTTATGGATTGGTGAGATTATCAATTCTGGTGAAAGAACATATTCAGAGTGGTCACGCAAGCAACAAAGTTTAAGTTACATATTTAAAGAACAGATCACTCAACTGTTTGAGGAGTATGATCTTGAAGAATTGTTTGATTGTTCAAACGGACATCCTCCTATATTAAAAGAATACTTAGGTGAACACATTGACTTAGAAACAGTAGTAATACTTGAGAAGGTATTTGGATTCTGTAGTCGATTTGACAAGAAACTCACTGACCCTGTATGGGAAACCGTAAGTATGAAGATAAGGAAGTATGCTCCTTTCATAAATATAGATGTGTTACAATATAAAAAAGTTCTAAGAGAAACGGTAAATGGGTAAGTTTTTTGAATCTGAATTAGTTCGTCAAGAACTAGAAGAAATCGGTAATCTCCAACAGGAGATTTACGGTAATGTCATTAGCTTTCCTAACATGTCTCGTAAGGACAAATTGGAACATGTTGACAAACTAACTGATTTGCTTGACAGACAAAAAATTATGTATGCAAGATTATCACTATCAGATGATCCTGAGGCCATTGAACTATTAAAAACAATGAAGTACTCATTTCAAGTGATGGGTTTTCCTGCAAATATGAATGTCAATCAATTCTTTGATGAAGCGAAGAAAACAATAGAGACTCTAAGAGTGTCTATTGACAAATAGTATGTCTCTGTTATAATATCAAAGTAAATCTACCAAAATCTAAATTTTATCCGAGGTAATCCAAATGTCTTTTGCTAATTTAAAAAAGCAATCAAAATTAGGTTCTTTAACTGCAAAGTTAGTTAAGGAAGTCGAGAAGATGAACAACAACGGTGCTTCTGGAGATGAGCGTCTCTGGAAACTCGATGTAGATAAAAGTGGTAACGGTTATGCTGTTATTCGTTTTCTACCTGCACCTGAGAATGAAGATCTTCCTTTCGTTAAATTATATTCACATGCGTTTCAAGGCTCAGGTGGATGGTATATCGAAAATAGTTTGACCACATTAGGTCAGAAAGACCCAGTATCAGAATACAATTCCCAGTTGTGGAATAATGGAACTGATGCCGGTAAGGAAATGGCAAGAAAGCAGAAACGCAAATTGACATACATTTCCAACATCTATGTTGTGAAAGATCCTGCAAATCCTGAGAACGAAGGTAAGACTTTCTTATTCAAATATGGTAAGAAAATCTTTGATAAACTCACAGCAGCAATGCAACCTGAGTTTGAAGATGAAGAGGCAATCGATCCATTCGATTTCTGGCAGGGTGCTAACTTCAAGTTAAAGGCAAAGAATGTTGCCGGATATCGTAATTATGACTCAAGTGAGTTTGCTGCTGTATCACCATTATTAGATGATGATGATGCAATGGAAGCAATCTGGAAGAAAGAGTCATCACTTGCTGAGTTTGTTGCTCCAGATCAGTTCAAGACATACGATGAACTTAAAGTTCGTCTAGAATATGTTCTTGGTAAGAGAGGTGCAAAACCAGTTGCTCAAGATCCAGAGGTTGAGGAAGAGTATGAAACTACTCCTGTCGCAGAGACAAGAGAAACAGTTTCATCTGTGGCTTCAAGTTCAAGTGAAATTGAGGATGACGATACACTATCGTATTTTCAACAACTTGCTGAAAACTAAGATACAAGGGAGGGCAACCTCCCTTTTTTTATGGCATGGATATATTTAAATTTTCTGTCTGTGCAGTAGTATCATCAATTCTCTGAGTTGATTCATCATAAACCATGATCTCTTTTATGTCATCTAAGAATTGTTGTAAGAATCCACTTTTAAGCACAAATATATTTCTTTTCTCTTCATTTCGTATTGTTTCATATTCGTAATTAGATACTGCATTTATAGGATTTGGTAAACTAACAACATTTGCTCCTAGTTTTGTAAGATCATTGGTGTATACAATACCATTATCATAATATGATAATTTAAAATTTTGATTAACTTTTCTACCTTTGGGAAGAATTACTTTACCACTGGAATCTTTAACAAGTTTTGTTTCATAATATTTTATATCAGTCAAACCACTTACTCCATACTTATTAACAGCATATTCATATAAGTCTGCATTTGATAAAGGCCACTCATCACGAATATTAACAATTCCTGCACATATAATTACAACATAATCTAAATTAGCACTGCCAAATAACTCTTCCGCAACATTCTCTGGACGAAATCCTTCTGGAACTTCATACTTATCAAATAGTGTGAATATACTTTGTAGATCTTCTCTTAATTTGACACGACGAAATAAATTCTTTGCATCAACATAATCAAGTGATGATGCCTTATCACTAAGAAAAGAAGGGTAGCGTAATGTTGGTAACTCTCTAAAATATCCCATGTTAGAATCCTACTGAATTGTCACTATCTTTGTAGTCAGTATCATATATTGGTTCGATTTCTTTGAATGTCATATCCATCGTCATTGATACAGGTGTAGAATCGTCATATGTAGTATGTGTTCCTTCTGCTGTGTAGTTTACACCAAAATTTGTCAAGAAACATTGTTTAAATTTATGTAAGAAGGGGTGATCACGACTCCCTCTCTTATAAGTTAATTCAAATATATTCGGAGTTTTTAGGAATATACCTGTTCCTCCTACTTGACCACCTTCAAGATTTGCCTTTGGAGCCATATTTTGTTTGAATGAACGAATTATTAATTTACATTGCTTTGCTTCTTGATGACTTCTTGGAGTCATTTTGAATGAAAAAGTGAAACTTCTTAAAGTCGGTGCATCAAATAATAATTCTAAATTAGGATTAAAAATCTGACCTTTCTGTCTTGCAAGAAGTTGTTGTGCTGAAACATTACCACCAAAAACACCAAGTGCAGATGATGTAAGTTTTGAATTCATAAAGTCTTGTGCTGCTTGACCTAGACCTTGACTATTTTCAAATCTTTTTGTGAAGTCATCTTTAACTCCCTTGCCGAAATTCTCTAATGTTTTTGATAATCCTTGTTTGTTCAGTTTTGCAAGTTCATCTCCACCCGTTGTCATAACATTACCTATCACACCCGCAGCAGCACCTACGATTGTGTTCATGCTGCTATCACCAAAGTTAACTGCATTTCCATCTTGTACATTTGATGGAACTTGTAGAAGAATAGATCCGTCATTGATAACAGATCTTCTTGCAAGAGATCCTGATGTAGTACCCCCAGCTGCAGAAGTAAGAGTATTAGCACCAAAACCAGTGGGACGAGTCAGTTGATTTGGTTGTCTCTTATATTCAATTATATTAATTTGTAAATAATCGGTTGACCCAGTTAACGCTTCTAGGGGATATCTTAATATTCCACCACGACGCTGAGACTTTGCAGATGCCTGACCCTTTGTAGAGAGATTATTTAATGCGTTTGCGTTCGCTGCATCAATACTTCCTTGAATTTCTGGTTTGAGTGACTTTACTTGAGTGGATTGATCATAAACTGTACTGCCTTCCACAGGTCTACCTGTTTTCCAATCATATTCTATTCCACCAGATATGTAATTCTTCATTTATATCTTTTTTTAACTATTTAGACGCATTTTACCGAAAGGTAGGGCCTGAAGGTCGGTAATCTCTTCAGGATAGACACGATATGTGCTTCCAGTTACATTTGCAAATGAATATGATCGTGCTTCACCATGATGAAAATTAGTTCCACGAAATCCCCATGAATATACATCTGTGACTGCAACTAGAGGGTTTGCATCATATCTACCTGTTGATGATGGTGAATATGAGAATAGAAAAAATTGACCTGCTTGTGGTGCTGATGCAGTATTACTCACTACTTCAGTGATTTCTGACATTAATTCATCAGGATCTTCGATCCCAATTAAACGATCTAATACTGGACTAATACGATTCATTTGATTCCGAGTTCATCCTCTGTCATGACTTTAAATTCATACAAACGATCCTTACAATAATCAACTGCTGCATGCCATTTTGCTTGGTTGCGAGCATATTCATATGATTCACGAATGTATCCTTTTGTTTGTCTTTTAGGTTTGACAGGGGGTTTAAGTTGTTTTTTAGGTTTGACTTCGATAATATATTTTTTTATCTTACCGGTAGTCTCCTTCAGTTTAACATAAAAATCTGGAAAATACCTATGTACTTTATTATCAACTGGTGATCGATATGGTATCGCAATCTCCTCACTACCCCATTCAAGTATATTCTCATTCAAATCACAGTAAACCATGAATTTTCGCTCCCAAAGTGAACGATAAATGATGTTTGATGGATTACCTTTATACTTTCGTGGATAAGATGGTGAATATCTCCCTTTATATGACATAAATAATAATAAGAAAAATCATATAGGTATTTAGCGTGAGTTTTGTACAGAAAATCACGATGACCGATGCCAAAGTTAAATTTGGTA